ATGATATTGAAAATGCGCTCCATTTCGTGCTTTGTTTACCGCAAAATTGAGCGTCATTTTCGGCCTCTGCAAATCGGAATTTTATCATGCAACTTTCTGATTGCATGATGCAACCGTAAAGTTGTGTGATATTTTTCGCGTTTGTGATTCACTTATTTATCGGTCAATTTTGCAAGGGTAAAAACACGAGCAATGACGAAAATAACCTCCGAACAGATGCGCCGCTGGGCGCTCTCGATGTACCTGAACGAAAACCGCACGCAGGCCGAAATCGCCGAGGCGTGCGGCGTGTCGCGGCAGACCGTCATACGCTGGGCCAAAGCCGACAAATGGGACGAGCACAAGGCGTCGCTGACCATGACCCGCGAGGAGCAGATCAAGAACCTGCAGCGGCAGATCATGGAGATCAACAACGTCATCCTCGGCCGCGAGCAGGGTAAGCGGTTCGCGACGCCCAAAGAGGCCGACGCCATCGCCAAACTGACCAACGCCATCAGCAAGCTCGAAACGGAACTGGGCATTCACGAAGCCGTCAGCACCGCACAGCGCTTCGTTGCATGGCTACGGCCTGTCGACCCCGCGCTGACGAAGACATTCGCCGCGCTGTTCGACAAGTTCCTTAAATCCCTAATGTGATGAAGCAGATCGACCGAGACGCCTTGAAGGAGTGGGAAGCCCTCAAGCAATCCATATACAACGACACGCCCATCGACGAGACGATGTCCCCGGCCCAGATCGAGAAGCACCGGCTCTATCTGGAGGCACACCCCATCGAGTGGATGAAGTTCTTCTTCCCCAAGTATGCGAAATACCCCTTCGCGCCTTTCCAGAAGAGAGCCATCCACCGCATCATCAACAACCCCGAGTGGTACGAAGTACTGTCGTGGAGCCGCTCGCTGGCCAAGAGCACCATCACGATGTTCGCGGTGCTGTACCTGACACTGACCGGCCGGAAAAGCACCGTCATCCTCGCCTCGGCGACAGAGAAAGCCGCAGCGCGTCTGCTCGCACCGTATCGGGCCAACCTCGAATCGAACCGCCGCATCATTCAGTACTACGGCGAGCAGATGTCCGTGGGCGAGTGGGCCGAGCTGGAGTTCCGCACCCGGCAGGGCGTGGCGTTCTACGGCGTGGGCGCGGGAAATGCGCCGCGCGGCGCGCGAAACGAGGCGATCCGTCCCGACGTGCTGCTCGTGGACGACTTCGACACCGACGAGGACTGCCGCAACCCCGATGTCCTGAACAACAAGTGGGACTGGTGGGAACACGCCCTCTATCCGACCCGCGACCCCTCCGGTTCGCTGCTGGTCATATTCTGCGGCAACATCATCGCCGAAGACTGCTGCATCGTCCGGGCCGGCGCGATGGCCGACCACCATGACATCGTGAACATCCGCGACGCCGAGGGGCGCAGCACATGGCCGGAGAAGAACACCGAGGAGCTGATCGACCGCGCGCTGTCGAAGATATCGACGCAGGCGCAGCAGGCCGAGTATTTCAACAACCCCGTCGTCGAGGGCAAAATATTCGGCCCGCGCAAATGGGGCAAGATTCCCGACCTGCGACGATTCCCGTTTCTCTGCATCTATGCCGACCCGACGCAGTCCGAGGCCAAAGGTGCTGCCAAGAACAAGCAGGGGTCGCTCAAGGCTGTGTGGCTGCTCGGAAAGCTCGACCGCGTGCTCTACGTCATCAAGGGGTTTCTCGGCAAGATGACCACCGAGGAGTTCGTGACGCACTTCTTCTCGCTCTACCTCTACGCCCGGGCCGGCGGATGCCGCGCGATATACGCCGTGCAGGAGAATAACTCACTGCAAGACCCCTTCTTTCAGCAGGTGTTCAAAAAGGCATTCGCCAACAAGGCGAAGCAGACGGGAATCAGCCTCTCGGTCATCCCCGACGAAAAGAAGAAAACCGACAAGGCCGTGCGTATCGAGGCCAACCTCGAACCGCTCCATCGCGAGGGGTTGCTGGTGCTCAACGAGGCCGAGAAGGGCGACCCCCACATGAAGCTCTTGGACGAGGAGTTCAAGTTCTTCACGATGGCGCTGAAATTCCACGCCGACGGCGTGGACTGCGTCGAAGGCGGCAACCGCTTTATCGACGACAAGATCGGAGAACTGCATCCCGTCGTGACGACGCCCCGTTGCGTCATGGCACGCCGCAACAAATACAGACAGTAAAATATGGCACAATTCATCATCCCCGAGGACTACGACGCCTCGATCCATCAGGAGATTCTCGACGCGCTGATCCGCTCCGACCGGCAGATCGTCGAAATATGCGAAGACCGCGCCATCGCCGAGATGCGCGGATACCTCGCGGCGCGATACGACTGCGACCGCGTTTTCTCGGCCGTGGGCGCCGAGCGCAACCAGCTCGTGCTGATGATGGCCCTCGACATCGCCATCTACCACATCTTCTCCATACACAACCCGCGCAACATGTCCCAGATCCGCGTCGACCGCTACGAACGCGCCGTGGAATGGCTCAAAGGCGTGCGCAAAGGCGACATCTCCGTCGACGGGCTGCCCGAAATCGAGCAGGAGGCAAAAGAGGCAGCCTCGCAGTTCCAAATCCGCAGCAACCCCAAACGCAACAACCGATTCTGACATGGCAAAAGAAAAGAAAAAGAAAGGCAAACGCATCACCGCCGGCGGCAATATCGGCCGCACGCCGACGCAGACCATCGTGCTCCAGCCCACACGCCGCGGAGGGCTGGACGTGTCCGCCTACATGGACAGCATCCGGCAGGCGGAGCTCATCGACTGGCCGCGGCGCGCAAAACTCATCGACCTGTACGCCGACGTCATGCTCGACGGACATCTCTTCTCCGTGCTGCGCAAGCAGAAAGCGGCGATACTCTCGACGCCGATACAGTTCCAGCGCGACGGGAACCTCGACGAGGCGATGCAGGAACATATCGATTCTCCGTGGTTCAACCGCTTCATCGAAGACCTTATCAACGACGAATGGGAGGGCGTCGGCGGCTCGCTATTCCAGTTCTTCCTCGACGACAAAGGATGGATCGACTACAATCTGATACCCCGCAAGCACGTCGATGCGATCAACCGCACGATCCTCTGCAATCAGACAGACCTCACAGGCGAAAGCTGGGACGACTTCTCCGACCTGCTCTATGTCGGTAATCCGCGTCAGATCGGGCATCTCGCGGTCGCGGCGTTCTGGGTAATACTCAAGCGCAACAACGTCGCGGACTGGGCCGAGCTGGGCGAGATATTCGGCCGGCCGATCCGCGAAGGAACCTACGACGCATGGGACGACAAGGCCCGCGAGAAACTCATAGACGATATCTACAACATGGGCGGCGCAGGGGTCATCGTGCACCCCGACGGAACGAAGATCAATCTGATTCAGGCCGGGAACATATCCGGAGGCAGCGACCTCTACGACCGTCTCCACGCGACCTGCAACAACGAGATCAGCAAGATCGTCAACGGCAACACGCTGACCACCGAGGCGGGAGACAAGGGTACGCAGGCCCTCGGAACCGTGCAGCAGGAGGGAGAGGTCGACATCGCATTCTTCATCAAGCGCCGCATCCTCGACATTCTGAACTACGAGGTGACGGACGTATTCGCGTCGATGGGAATCGACACCTCCGGAGGCAAGTTCGCATTCGTGCCGCCCAAGAAGAAAGACCCCGAAAAGCAGGTGACCATCGTATGCCGGTTGAAGAACGAAGCCGGGCTGCCCATCGATGACGACTACCTCTACGAGGAGTTCGGTATTCCCAAACCGGACAACTACGACGAGATGAAAGCGGCGCAGCAGACGGCAGCGTCCGCAACCGAAGAGCAGGCCGGGAGTGAGGACGGCGAAAGCACCGACGAGGACGATCCAACGAAGACCGGAACCGAACCGAAGAAGAACCGCAAACTTACGGATCGCGTGCGCGATTTTTTCGGCCGCGCCCCCGAAAGCGCGGGGGCGGATTCAGACTGGTAGTCGATACGCTTTATATCGATGCGGCCGAAAAGCGACCGGCGGAGAACGGCTTTTCGTTCGACAGCGGCGTGCTGGCCGCCGCGCTTCGGAACATCTACGAGCGGCGGTACAACCCACGCACGGAGATCGACGCCGAGCTCTTCGAGGAGGTCAGCCGAATATTCGATGCGGCGACCGACGCCGGGTTCTCAGGAAGCGAAGCCGGCGGCGACTTCATGGAGCAGTTGCGCACCAACAACGCCGTGTTCGCCGCGTTCAAGACCCACCGCATGGGCCGCGACATGGCCGCACAGCTCATCGACGAAAACGGCGAGGTGAAATCCTTCCAGCAGTTCCGCCGCGACGTCGAGCCGATAGCCGATCATCATGTCGAGGCATGGCTTAGAACCGAATACGACACCGCCATCAAGCGGGCGCACCGCGCTGCCGAGATGCGGCAGTTTATGGCCGAGGCCGACGTGCTGCCGAACATTCGGTGGCTGCCCTCGACGGCGGTGAATCCTCGCGAGTCGCACATGCCCTTCTACGACCATGTGTGGCCCATCGACGATCCGTTCTGGGAGGAGCACAAGCCCGGGGACGAGTGGGGCTGCCAGTGCGGCTGGGAGGCGACTGACGACCCTGTGACCGACAACTCGGGGCTGGGCGGCGAGCGGATTAAGCCTTCGCCCGGGCTGAAAGGCAATCCGGCACGCACGGCGCAGCTATTCTCCGACGACCACCCGTATTTCCCCTCCGACTGCTCGACGTGCGCGTTCAAGGGCGTGCAGCTCACGCTCTTCACCAACCGCACGAAGGACTGCTACCACTGCAAGAACGTACTCAAAGCGGTGCAGAAGGCAGAAAAGACGCTGACGACGAAACGGGCGGAGCTCGCCGAAAAGAAATCCGACGCGACATCCCGCGTCAGCCGGTTGTCGCTGCCGGCGCCGGCCGTACATTCAAGCACGGAATTGAAGTACGGAACGGTGATGTGCTCGAAGTCCGACATCCGGCAGTTGGTATATCATGCCGCCGATGCCGAAAGCGTCGATGTGTCGATGAAGATGGATCGCTATTTAGACCGGCTGCGATTCGTGCGCGTGGAGGAGCCGAAGCACTTCACCGGCAAGAAGCAGTCGCGCGGACTGGTCGAATACACCGTGTATGAGTTGGAGGTCGGCAAGCAGACTTTCGTAGTGAAATGCGAGGCTCGGACGAACCGCGAAACGTCGGAGATATACGAACACCCGTATTCGATATACCGGAAATGAAAAAAGCATCCGAACGGCCGAAAGACACTCCCGACATGGAGCTCGGACTTATGTGCGGATGCTTTTGAAAGCGTTGGCACGCCTTCATCTGCAAATATAACAACAAATCTGCCGAAAACAAAATTCAGTGCAAATTTTTATTCGAACGGCGTTCAAATGGATATCAAAGAGTTCTCGAAGCTCATTCGAGCGAAACAGAAAGAGATCGACACGCTGATGCGGCGCAAGATGCCCATCCGGGTCGGAAACATGGCGAAGCGGCACTTTCAGGACAACTTTCGAAAGAGCGGCTTCGTCGACGGAGGACTACACCCGTGGCCGAAGACCAAACGGCAGCTCGCCGGCGGAACGTCGGCGGCCAGCCAGCACAAACCGCTGCTCAGCAACCGCAACCACCTGTTCAACGCTGTGCGCTACGTGCCGGGCGACTATCGAGTAAAGATCGTGAACGACGTACCCTATGCGCCGATCCACAACTGGGGCGGCGAGACGTCGCCCGCCGTAACGCCCAAAATGAGGCGGTTTGCGTGGGCGATGTACTACCAAGCAGCCGGGAAGTCGAAGAAAGGAACGAAAGGCCGCAAAGCGGCCGAAAATGCCCCGAGCGGCGCACTCCCGCCCGAGGCGCAGATGTGGCACTCTCTGGCATTGACGAAGAAGAAACGACTGCGGATCAAGATTCCACAGCGGCAGTTCATCGGCCAGAGCCGGGAACTCGAAGAGCGCATACGCGCCGATGTAGAAACGCAGGTCGAATCCGTACTTAAATTATAGACGATGGAAAGTGTGAAACTCGCGCTGATGAAGCGCATCGAAGAGGCGATGCCGGAAGTCCGCATCGACGAGGACTACGGACAACTCGAATCGCAGGAAGACCAGTATCCGGTCGTGTTCCCCTGTGTGCTGATCGGCATGGGCGACACGGAGTGGCAGCCGATGGCCAACCGTCCCGGAGTACAGCAGGGCAAGACATCCGTCACGCTGAAGCTGGCAATAGACTGTTACGACGACACGCATATCGGCTCCACGACGGAGGAGAAGATCGCCGAGCGCGAACGGATGGCCGACCGCCTGTTCCGGGCCGTGCAGGGAATGAGATTGTCG